TGATGCTATCCGCTTGGGTTCTTCAAGTGACTTCGGCTATGACTATCTCAAAGATTTTGAACGTCGTTTTGAATTGAAGGCAAGAAACCCTGTTTCTACCGCTTGGGGTGAAATCGATCAAATCACAGGCGGTGGTGTCGGTAATGGAGAACTAGGAGTTGTTATCGCTCCAACAGGAGCCGGTAAATCTATGGTTCTAGTCCATTTGGGTTCCGAGGCCGTGAAGCAAGGAAAGACAGTAGTTCATTACACACTTGAACTTTCAGACACCACTATCGCTCAAAGATACGATAGCTGTATTACGCAGATCCCTTTGTCCGAACTTATGGATCATAAAGATTTGATCAGAGAAACGGTTGAAGAGGTTAAGGGGGCACTAATTATCAAAGAATACCCCACCAAGTCAGCCAGCGTAAATACCCTTCATTCTCACCTTGAAAGGCTGAGAGCGAAAGGAACGAAAGTCGATATGGTTGTGGTAGATTACGGCGACCTTTTGAAGCCAGTTACAAGAGAGAAAGAAAAGAGAAATGAACTTGAATCAATCTATGAAGGATTGCGAGGTTTAGCGCAAGAGTTCCAATGCCCAGTTTGGACTGCTTCACAAACGAATCGTTCTGGTTTGAACGCAGAAGTAATCACAATCGAATCTATTTCCGAGGCTTTCTCGAAATGTTTCGTTGCCGATTTGATTCTGACCGTTTCCAGAACTGTTGAAGATAAGCAGAACAACACCGGAAGAATCTTTGTCGCTAAAAATCGGTTTGGTCCTGATGGTCTTGTATTCCCTGTGAATATGCACACTAGGAACGTCAGCATTACAATGCGACCACCAAACACAAATCAAGATGCCCTTTCTCTTGGCGGAACAACCAACCTAACGGCCAAAGATCAAGCCGTCAGAATCAAAGAGAAATACAAAAAGTTTAGACAATCTATTAGAGCAAACACAACGGAGAACACACAAAATGAATCTAGCATCTAAGATCCTGTCGGATATTACAACTCACATGAAATATGCCCGCTACTTGCCAGAAGAGTATCGTCGGGAAACATTTCAGGAAATCACAGAAAGAAATATGCAAATGCATATCAAAAGATATCCTCATATAGAAGACCAAATCAAAGCGGCCTATCAGTTCGTCTTTGACCGCAAGGTTCTTCCTTCTATGCGTTCTATGCAATTTGGCGGCAAGCCAATCGAGATCGCACCAAACCGCATCTTCAACTGCGCTTACATGCCAATTGATGACCTACGTTCATTCTCAGAGGCTATGTTCCTTCTTCTTGGCGGAACTGGCGTCGGCTTCTCGGTTCAAAAGCATCACGTTGAGAAACTACCAGAGATCCGTCGTCCTTCCGGTCGTGAGAAGCGTTTCCTTGTTGGAGATAGCATTGAAGGCTGGGCTGATGCTGTTCGCATCTTGATCCAATCTTATTTCCGTGGAACAAGCCGCATTCGTTTTGACTTCTCCGACATTCGTCCAAAGGGCGCTCGTCTGGTTACGTCAGGTGGCAAGGCTCCAGGTCCACAGCCACTAGTTGAGTGTCTGGTCAAGATTGATGGAATGTTGAATGCCAAGAAAGATGGTGAGAAACTAACTCCAATCGAAAGCCACGATATTATGTGTCACATTGCTGATGCCGTGCTTGCTGGCGGTATTCGTCGTGCTGCTCTTATTTCTTTGTTCTCTGCTGATGACGATGAAATGATTGCTTGCAAGTCGGGGAACTGGTGGGAGACAAACCCACAACGCGGTCGTGCCAACAACTCTGCTGTTCTTCTTCGCCACAAGATCGATAAGGAATACTTTATGGACCTTTGGACTAGAATTCGTGAGAGCGGTTCTGGTGAGCCTGGAATTTATTTCAATAATGATAAGGATTGGGGCACCAACCCTTGCTGTGAAATTGCTCTTCGCCCTTACCAGTTCTGCAATCTTACCGAGGTCAATGTCAGCGACGTTGAAACCCAGGAAGAGTATGAGGCCCGCGTCCGCGCAGCCGCGTTTGTTGGCACCCTACAGGCGTCCTACACCGACTTCCACTACCTACGCCCCATCTGGCAGAGGACGACTGAGAAGGACGCTCTAATCGGTGTGGGAATGACTGGAATCGCATCTGGTCGTGTCCTTGCTCTCGATATGGAAAAGGCAGCAAGCGTTGTAAAAGAAGAAAATGCCCGAGTTGCGGCTCTTCTTGGCATCAACCCAGCAGCAAGAACAACCTGCGTCAAGCCTTCTGGCACAACTTCACTTGTTCTTGGCACTTCTTCTGGCATCCACGCTTGGCACAATGACACCTACCTACGTCGCATTCGCGTTGGCAAGAACGAAGCGATTTATTCTTACCTAGTAGAGAACCATCCAGAACTAATCGAAGATGAATTCTTCCGTCCCCACGACACAGCCGTTATTTCTGTTCCCCAAAAGGCACCAGAAGGCTCTATCACCAGACAGGAAAGCGCCCTCGATCTACTCGCAAGAGTAAAGAAGGTAAGCCAAACCTGGATTAAGGCAGGGCACCGTAAGGGCCAGAACACTCACAACGTTTCTGCTACTGTCTCGATTAAGCAAGATGAATGGGATGTTGTCGGAGAATGGATGTGGCAGAACAGGTCATTCTACAATGGACTTTCGGTTCTTCCTGCCTTCGAACACACCTACAAGCAAGCCCCATTTGAGGATTGTGACGAAGAAACCTACAACAGATTGTTTGAGGCTTTGAAGTCGATTGATCTCAACTATGTCCACGAAGTCGATGATAACACCGACCTCACAGGCGAGGTTGCTTGCGGAAACGGCGGCTGCGAGATCAAGTGATAAATGTGTCCTTTCTATCTAAACAGATAGAAAGGACTATTTATTTGTGTTTGAGGGTAAATAATGAAACTTTTGCTTGAAAGGTGGAAGAGATTTCTAAAAGAAAACGAACAACCTGAAATCGAAGCAATGCTTGAGTTAGATCCTTGGTCTTTCGACCAGACAAGACAAGGTTGGAGATCACTTCCAACTGTTAGCGATCAAATCGAAGCCATTAGAACTTACTTAACCAGCCCAAATTCTGGTAAAGATAAGGAAAACCCCGAAGGAAAGATTGCCGACCAAGAGATAATCAAATGGCATTTGGGTCAAGTCCTAGCAATAAGAGATAGCGGTGGCGACAAAGAAGAAGCAATTAAATGGATGCAACAAAGTGAGAATCCAGAAGACCCACAATGGAACAACTATGTTAATGCTACAATCGCATTTTTGAACGGAAATAGAGAAGAGTTTGATGAACACGCAAAAGGCGAGAATTATAATTCTGACACTCTCAAACGATTATCAGACGGATGGGGCAAGAGTTATAAAGAAGCCTATTGATGTTTTTTTGAAGAAAAAAGACTACTTATTAGTAATCGAGGGTAAATAATGAGATTATCACACACTGAACTTCGCCAGATTATCAAAGAAGAGATCGCTGCTATTGTTGGCGAAGAACCAGTAGAACAAGAAAGTTCCTTGTTGGCTGAATCACTTGCAATGCTAATTCCTTCCATTCGTGCTTCACAACTTTGGTTTCATGGCGCTCACAACCTTACCAAAGGCGTAGGTTTCGCTGGTGATCACACAACGATTTTTGGTGAGATTTACCCCGCTCTTGAAACCCACTTTGATGATGTAGTCGAAAAGGCAATCGGTAACACAGGAATGGAAGAACTTGGTTGTCCTATCCACATTACCCAAGCAGCAGCAGAATTGCTAGGTGAAATGTCTTGTTTAACAGACAAGTCAGGAGATCAAATAGTTGAAGAAGCAGTAGCACTTTTGAAAGATCACCACGAACTGCTTTCTGAAGTTTACAATAAACTTGAAGAAGCCGGTGAACTTCCACTTGGTCTAAACGATGTGCTTGCCGCACAAGCAAACGAAATCGAAACCTTCCTCTATCTACTACAACAAAGAGCCAAGGTCTGATAAATTTCTGGTTTCCTCTTGACGCCCTCTCTTCCCTGCGCTATTATGTAGGTGAAGGAGGGCGTTATGAATTTGAACCATATAATCGCCGGGGAGAATCAGAATGAGAATTGTCCCGCTTCTCCCACCGGCCTAAAGAAGCACAACTGGCTTTCGACAAATGAAATTGAAACAAAGCACGGAGGCGAGGTCTTCGTGCGTTTCATTTGTAAGCGTTGTAAGAAGACGCACGATCAACTTCTAACTATCGAGAAGTACCGGTTGTATGAGCGCACTATCGAAACAAACAAATTTATGGAGTATTGATGTCTTTTATCGAACCACAGAATAAGCGAATTTACGTGGAACTTGAACAGAATTTACCTGGGTTAGAAGAGCAGCCATCGCTTATCCTTCTGCCCGAAGACTTCAAGACCTCGAAAGAGGTGTTGCGAGAACACACAATTGCTTTGGTTGTCAGAGCCGCAGACGATTGTGTAAGACAATTTGAGTTTGGAACCAAGGTTGTCTTTCCTACCCATCTTCTAGAGAAGGTAGAGATTCGTGGTGGAGAATATTGTTTTATTCTTGAAAGCCACATTATCGCTTCTTGGGTAGAATAATGGCTGACATTGTAGAACATCCACCGCATTACCAAAGCGGTATTATAGACACAGATGGAACCTCGCGTTATGAAGCGATAAAGGTCATCGAAGCCTGGGAGTTGGGTTTCCATCTTGGGAATGTTGTCAAATACATTTCAAGGGCTGGTAAGAAGCATAACAGAGTGTTAGAAGATCTAAAGAAAGCACGCTGGTATTTGGACCGGCAAATCGAACAAATGGAGAAACAAAATGAACCCGGAACTTCAAGATAAACTTTACGAAAAGTACCCTGACCTCTTTCGTGAGAAAGACCTTCCTATGTCCCAAACTTGTATGTGTTGGGGGCTTGAATGCGGAGATGGGTGGTACAACCTCATCGATTCGGCCTGCGCTATCATCTCTTATGAGATCAAATACAACAAATGCCCACCAGTTCAATTCACCCAAGTCAAGGAGAAGTTTGGCGGTCTTCGCATTTACTACACAGGTGGAAATGAATTTGCTTCCGGTGTGATCTCGACTGTTGGTTATCTGAGCCAAATGACTTGTGAAACCTGCGGAAACCCTGGCAAGCAGACCAACGAAGGCTGGATTAGGACTCTTTGCGAGCCTTGCCGCGAAAAGAGGAATGCCAGTAGAGCTACAAGTTTCGACAGAGGTGAAGGATGACCGGCACAGATCTAAACAGGCTAGACCAACTAGGCGCAGAAGTCGTCAAGTTCTCGTCTTTTGAGTGGCTTCCAGGAATGCTCTATGTTAAAGTTCCAGAGCATAACGGAGCAACTGGTTACGTCAATCGAGTTTGCGATGATGTTCAAGCAGCTTTACTAAGCAAAAGAAAGGATGTTTTCCCGATCATCAACGATCCAGCAACAATTGGTGTTATTGAAAACCGTTTGCTGGCAGAAGAAGGAATTTTTATCTTTCCTTTGTTCTTAGGAGAATCAGAAATGGAGTGGCCTGCTTGCTATGAACTTTTGGTTCCCGATAGGTTTGAAGCCCTAGAAACTCAACTACTACACGACACAAAATTCGAAGCAATAACAGAAGGACTAAGAATTATCAATGACTACAAACTACAGCAAAAAAATTGATCTCTATGGTGACGGAATTGGATCTGTTGAATATGTAAATCATATGGGCGATTGTCTTACAATCGTGAATAGCGCACGGGTCAGTTTCGGAAAGCATAAAGAGGAGTTGGATGAAAAAGACAGGAAACTCATTAACTATCTTGTTGATCATAACCACACCTCTACTTTTGAGCATAATGTTGCCACTTTTAGGTTTGTTGTTCCTCTTTTTGTTCGTTCTCAACACCACAGGCATCGCACTTGGTCTTATAACGAAATTTCTAGACGTTACACAGAAGAAAACCTACGCTTCTACGAGCCACAAGCCTTTAGAACCCAGCACCAATCAAACAGACAAGCATCAAACGTAGATGATCTTATAGATCCTATGATAATGCTTCCTTACACCGCTGCTGGCTTACGAGGCCCCGCTCATCAAGTTGTAAGAGATTGGCACGAAAAGTCAGTCAAACTTTACAACAACCTGATTGAAGGTGGCGTTTGCCGTGAGCAGGCTAGGGGAGTCCTCCCACAGAACCTTTACACGGAATATTATGGCACAGTTTCGCTAGCCAACCTATTGAAGTTTATCAACCTTCGCACTCACGAAGGAGCGCAATGGGAAATTCAAAAGGTTGCCGAAGCGTGTTTGGAGATCGCAACAGACCTATGGCCCGAAGCCGTTGGTGCGTTTAGGAAGAACCGCGAATGAAGAAATACAGGACCATCTATGCCGATCCGCCTTGGAACCAAACAGGTGGCGGTAAGATCAAGAGAGGAGCGGATCGTCATTATCCGCTTCTTAAAGAAAGCGAAATCTTGAAAGTAATGAAGGATTTTTTGGATGGTAAAGTCGAAGACGACGCCCATCTTTACATGTGGGTTGCCAACAACCATCTTCCAGAGGCTTTGAGGATTATTGAAAATCTTGGTTTCCGCTACATCACCAACATAGTTTGGGCCAAATCAAGGATTGGATTGGGTCAGTATTTTAGAGGCCAACACGAAATTTGTCTATTCGCTGTAAAGGGTAATGGTTTCACTCCTAAGAAGAGTAATAACTCCCTTTCATCGCTTATCGGCGGAAAGACCATCTCAGCACAAAGACATAGCAAGAAGCCAGAAGAAACCTATGAACTAATCGAGGCACGATCAGATGGTCCTTACCTCGAAATGTTCGCCAGGAACTATCGACCCAATTGGGATAGTTTTGGAAACGAGGTTATTTATAACCCATTTCAGCCAATTGAAGAAGAAGAATAAAGGAACCCTAATGCCTAATCACGAAAACCAGCAAGGCTGGTTTCAATGCACCCAATGCGGACACGGGCATTGGGTTCAACGATGGGAAGTAGAATGTGGTGATTATGTCGAAAGAACTGCTTGCCCTGAATGTGGAATCGGGATAATGAAAGTAGAGTGGGAAGAAAATAAATGACACCGCATCCAACAAGAACCTGCGACACTTACTTAGAAACAAAGAATCGTTGCGACGAATGCATGACTTCTGACGAAGAAATCGATTTTTGGAGAGAATGCTACAACGGGAAGCACGACGATCCAAGCGATTGCCCTACTTGGTATGACTGGTGTAATTGTGGCGGAACAATGTTCGAAACAATAGAATACCTAAAAGGCGAAAGAGATTCTTTGAAGCGCGAACTGAAAGAAATAAAGGAACCCTAATGCTCTGGAAATACGCGATGATTAAGGTCGGCGTAGATCATTGTGAAGCCGAAGAAGATGAAGACATTTGCGAACTTGTAGAACTCTTTTACGAGGAAACCGAAGCAGGAA